CTTTGCAACAGTTACTCAGATAGCCGCAGTAGGTGATCCTGCGGGAACAGTTACAGCGGGATCAGGCTCTACAATTCAAGCTACTATTTTTGCTGGAAGATGTAGATTAAAAGGTATTTATTTAGTCAGCACTGCTACGGGTGGAACGATTTCGTTTAGAAACGCTTCTGTAACAGGAACGGCTCTTCTACAATACAATACTCCAGCCGGTGTTGGCGCGGAATATCCAGATGTCCCAGACAATGGGATAGTATTTTCAGACGGAGCTTACCTTACTTACAGTTCTGTTAACGCAACTTCTGCAACGATCTTTTACGCTTAGAGGTTCTTATGGCTGATAACATGCCAAAAAGAAATAAAAAGAATTTTCGCCCTACTAAGAGTGGGGCGGGAATGACTGAGAAGGGTGTCAAATCCTATAGAGCAAAGAACCCAGGATCAAAGTTAAAGACTGCGGTTACGGGAAAAGTTAAAAAAGGTAGCAAGGATGCGAAGAGACGAAAGTCTTATTGCGCTAGGTCTGCGGGACAGATGAAGCAGTTCCCGAAGGCGGCTAAAGATCCTAATAGTCGGCTTCGACAAGCTCGTAAAAGATGGAGATGTTGATGAGTTATCAGGTCAAATTAATCTTTATTGCGGCTGGAGTTTCTATTGTCATGGGCGTTGTTGGCACATGGTCTACTTGGGTTACTCGTACTTTAGTTACTGTTGATAAAACTACGGCAGTGATGAGTGAGAAAGTAACCAGTAATCATGCAATGTTAACTGTAATACTGAAAAATCTTTCCTTAGAAAGGGTACAATATGTCAACGTCAGGGATTAGAAACTTTGATCTTAGTATCGCAGAGATAATAGAAGAAGCGTATGAACGGTGCGGATTAGAAGTTAGAACGGGATACGATGCAGAGACAGCTAGAAGATCTCTTAACTTAATGTTTGCTGATTGGTCAAACAGAGGGGTTAATCTCTGGACAGTACGTTCTGCTACTCAAGCTTTGACACAAGGTACTTCGGCTTACACTTTAAACAAGCACACTGTTGACATATTACAGATAGTTCTTAACAGAGATGGTACGGACTACGAGATGGATCAGATCAGTAGGGCTAACTACGCTACTATTCCAGATAAGACCACGCAAGGAAGACCTAGCCAGTATTACTTTGAGAGAAAGATTTCTCCTATTATAAATGTTTGGGCTACTCCAGAGAACTCAACGGATACCTTGACGTATTACTACATACAACAAATGGAAGATGCGGATTATTTGTACAACAACGTGGAAGCTCCACTACGTTTTTATCCTTGTATGGTAGCTGGTCTTGCATATTATATGGCTATGAAACGAGCACCAGATAGATTACAAATATTAAAAGCAGTTTACGAAGAAGAATTTGCTAGAGCTTCTGACATGGATCAAGACTTCTTAGATCTTGCTCTGAGACCCAGTGGTAGTTATCTGAGGGCAAACTAATGGCATACGCAAGTGGTAAAAAAGCTTGGGGTATTTCGGACAGGTCTGGTTGGAGATACCGTTTAAACACTATGCGGGTAGAATGGACAGGCGCGAAGGTTGGACCAGATGAGTGGGAAGCAAAACAGCCTCAACTAACACCTCCTCCTGTATCTCCAGACCCTCAAGCACTAAGAGATCCTAGACCGCAATCGAATCTAGCGGCAGAAAGAGTTATACAATATGGGTGGAATCCTGTAGGTATGGCAAGTAATGATGGGTTAACTCCTAACGATCTCCCTGGGACGGGAGAGATAGGAATTGTAACGGTGGTGATAACATGAGTTTTACATATGCAGAATTAAAGACAGCAATACAACAATATGCAGATAATACGGAGACGACCTTTGTTTCAAATCTTCCTACTTTCATTAAAGCAGTAGAAGAAAGACTTTTAAAAGCAGTAGACCTTACGGACTTTAGGAAAAATGTTACCGGTTCTGCTTTTGCTAATGATCAATATCTACCAGTACCTACTGATTATCTTGCTTCCTTTAGTTTATCGGCTAAATTTGATGGCACAATATCGGGTGTATCTATTACTCCTAAGACATTTTTATTGCAAAAGGATGTAAACTTTATCCAGACGTACACGCCAGCACCACAAGATACGACACCTTCTTTGTTACAAGTAGGAAGACCTTTATACTATGCGTATTTTGATAAAGATAACTTCATACTTGCACCTGTACCTGATGACAAATACGAGATGGAGTTGCATTATTTCTACAGGCCGCAAAGCTTGACAGCGGTTGGGGATAATGGAACAACATGGTTAAGTGAGAATGCTCCAAACGCGATGCTGTTTGGAAGTTTAGTGGAGGCTAATTTATATATGAAGGGGGAATCAGATCTAATGCAGATGTATGAAGGAAGATATCAAGAGTCTTTGGCTAGGTTAAAAGACTACGCCGAGGCTAGAGAAAATTCAGACGCTTATCGAAGAGGGCTACCCGAAAGACGTAGGTCATGAAGATAGCTATAGTTGGATTGGGTGGGAGCTATTCCGATTACATAGCCGCTAAAATACGTTCAGAACTTTTTGATGAGGTCTGGGGTATTAACTGTGTGGGCGGTATTATTCATGTGGATAAAACTATAATGATGGACCCAGTGTCTAGGTTTTTGGATTCAGAGGATGCGGGATCACAGACAGGGGTAGCGAGAGACTTTTTAGCAAAGAATACTAAGCCTATTATTACTTGTGAGATGGATGATCGGGTAAAACATCTAGAACTTTACCCTCTTGAAGAAGTTATTAAAGAACTTAACATTTGTTATTTTAACAACACCGTTCCTTATGCAATTGCGTATGCGATATACTATGGGGCAAAAGAACTTTGTTTATATGGCTTAGATTACACATACAAGAATGTAAGTATGGCAGAAGCAGGAAGAGCTTGCACAGAGTTTTGGTGTGCTATTGCTACCACTCGAGGCATAAAGATAGAGGTTGCACATAGCTCTGGGCTTTTAGATACGAATGTGCCGGAGAACGAAAAGCTTTATGGGTATCACAGATTGGATGATCCTTTAGTGCAGTCACATAAGTCGGGGGGCCTATTGATAACCAGGCAGTCTAAGGTGGAGCCACCAGAGCCGTTGGATCAAGACCCAATAATCTTTGGGAGACACGATCATAAGTACATGAATGGGGGAGAAGAAAAGAATGTCTAGCGTAAGTGGGGGATTAATAACAGGTTTTGCTACGGTAGTTTCATCAGACAATGGTGGGCTAAGTAACGATCAAATTTCTGATATGGCAACAAATAAAATTGTTGCTGTGTCCGAAACAGCACCGGAACCAATTAGGCAACAAGCGCAAGCTTTTTCAGAAAATGTACGAAATGTCGTGCATTATCATATTGAGTTGGCTAGACGTGAAGAACGTGCTACTATATGTCATAATCTAAGAAAGGCTGGTCACCCCGATCTAGCCGATACTGTAAGGAGAATATAAAATGGCAATCACACAAGCAATGTGCACATCATTTAAAAAAGAATTGATGACCGCTACACATAACTTTGCTACTAACGGAAACGCTTTTAAACTGGCATTATATGCTATTGGCAGTGGCGGTAAGTCGAGTACAACTGCAACATTAGGAGCCGCATCCACGGTGTATGTAACAACTGGAGAAGTAGCTTCAAGTGGAACATATGTTACTGGAGGATTAGCTTTAACCAAAGTTGCACCGACCTCTTCTGGAACAACGGCGTTCACTGACTTTGGGGATCGAAGTTTTACAACTGCTTCTATCACAGCAAGAGGTGCTTTGATATACAATGACACTAACGGCAATAAGGCAGTAGCTGTTCTTGACTTTGGATCTAACAAGACATCTACATCAGGTACATTTACTGTTCAGTTTCCAACGGCAGATGCTTCTAACGCTATAATCCGTATCGCTTAAAGGAGTAACATCCTTTGGCTAATATAGGTTGGGGTGAAAGCACTTGGGGTAATAATCGTTGGGGCGGTCAACTTGATGTTGCCGTTTCCCCAACAGGTGTTGCCGCAACTTCGGCACTGGGAACAGTAGCCGCTTCTTCTATATTTATTATTGAAGTAACAGGTGTTGCCGCGACTTCTGCGGTAGGTTCCGTTTTAGCTAAAATACCTATAACAGCCGTAGTAACAGGTGTTGAAGGATCCATGCCTTTTGGTGGTTGGGGTCAAGATGGTTTTGGCAGTGGCTCTTGGGGTGGCATAGTTGCAGAAGGGCTGCCTATTGGCGGTGGGTTAGTAGCGGGTCAAGTAGGAACTGGTGCAGTAGGCACAGTAGCAGTCGTTGCAGAAGGGCGTAGTATAGAGTCGGGCGTAGTAGCGACTTCTGCGCTAGGTACTGTTCTTGCTGGTGCTGGTGCAATAGTTACTGAAACGGGAATGGTTGGTTCTATAGGACTAGGGGACGAGTCCGTTGTAGGTACAGCACTTGTAACACCTTCAGGAGTTTCTTCGACAGTCAGTATTAGTGGCTATTCTGCCACAACGATTACAAAAACAGTGACTGTTCAATCCGTAAGTTCAGCGAATAAATATTTTATTGATGGTGTGCAACAACAAACACAAGAGTTGTTTGAGCGAAACACTTACAGGTTTGATCAGTCAGACTCTTCTAATTCAGGTCATCCTCTTAGATTTTCCACTACGTCCAATGGATCACACGGCGGAGGATCGGAGTATACCACTGGAGTAACGGTGAATGGAACTCCTGGTCAAGCGGGTGCGTATACAGAGATAACTGTGCCAGAGTTTGCTCCAACTTTATATTACTATTGTACAAATCATAGTGGCATGGGTGGAACAGCGAATACACCTTTCGTATATAACATACTATCTACTACAGGTGCTCCCGTTACAAATGTCCCTGCTATGACTTCGGCTCTTGGAACAGTAACGACAGAACACACATCAATAATATCGCCAACGGGGGTTTCTGGAACTTCTGCATTAGGCACTATAGACATACAAGCATCTTGTGTGTTAACATTAATAGGAGTTACAGGCACTGGGTTTATTGGAGAAGAAAACGTATGGGGTAAAATAGTCCCCTCCTCAACAACACCTGATTGGACCGAAATAGCGGCATAAGGAACACACAATGGCAAGCACATATGTAAATAACCTCAGACTTAACGAGATGGCTACTGGCGATCAATCGGGAACATGGGGCACAACAACAAACACAAACTTAGAATTAATTGGGCAAGCTTTCGGTTGGGGGACACGAGCAATTGCTAACGCCTCGACAGATAACATAACCATAGCTGATGGTGCATCAGACGCAGATCGAAACATGGCTCTTAAACTTACTGGTGGTGGTCAAGCCTGTACAGTAACAATCTTACCAAATACATCTTCTAAAGTTTGGATTATGGAAAACGCTACAAGTTATACTTTAACTTTCACACAAGGAAGTGGTGCTAATGTTGCTATCCTAGCGGGTGAAACAAAAATGATTGCGACTGACGGACTGGGTTCTGGTGCCGTGGTCTACGATGTTTTAACAGATCTTAATTTAGCGGGTACAACTAAAGCTGCGGCTTTGACGGTTGCGGGGGTTGGTACATTCGCTTCATTAGACATATCTGGAGACGTAGATGTAGACGGTACTGCAAACTTAGATATCGTAGATATTGATGGTGCAGTAGATATGGCTAGTACATTAACAGTAGCTGGAGTTTTAACTGGTGCATCTTTAGATATTTCTGGAGATATAGACATTGATGGCACTACAAACTTAGATGTTGTTGACATTGATGGTGCAGTAGATATGGCTTCAACTCTTCAAGTTGATGGTGTAGCAACCTTTACTGGTAGAGATATTCATAGTGGTGGTATTACTATTGCTAATGCTGGACAAATTGGTTCTGTTGGAGATGCAGATGCAATCGCTATTGCAAGTGATGGTGTAGTAACACTTACACAAAAACTAGTAGGTACAGAATTAGATATATCTGGCAACGTAGATGTAGACGGTACAACAAATCTTGAT